GCGAGCTTTCGATTGTCCTCGCTGATTCGTTCAATTTCTCGCGCTGCTGCGAGATTAATCGCTTCGAGATCTGCTGCTCTTCCTTCTGCTCTTTCAAGAGCTGCGACTGCTTCTCGTTCTGCTCTTTGAGCGCGAGAAAGATCTTCTTCAATTCCGCGTATTTCGGATCTGTATCCTTTGCTATTGCTGCTGCTGACAACTGCAAAGATGAGAGCGAGAGCGAGAAGCAGATAAAGCACCAGATCGCGGATCCACGTTTTCTCATTCATACATCCTCCGAGATCAGTTCCGGAAATACTCTCTTCTGAAACGATCGCCATTCCGCAGGATACAGAACCCAATATTTCGGACAGAGTTTTTCGGTGATATCGAAGTGACGCATCGTAACCGCTTTCGGATACTTCTTCGCGAGATCTCTCGTCAGCGCGACAGCTCGATCGACCGCGATCGGATCGAACTCTCCGGATTCCGTAGGATGCACGATCTCGATCGATACGGTGAGAAAGTTCGGAGAGAGCGCTCGCTGCACTCCTCGAAAGGGCTGGAATGAATCGGGCCAATAGCTTGTGTATTTCTTTCCGAAGATCCGCTTCGCGTGCGGAGTATAGAAGCTTCGCTCTCCGTCCGCTCCTGCGGTGTACGTAATCTCCTCCGGAGGAACGATTTCGATAACCGCTTCCGCTCCGACGATATAATTCGCTCCAGCGAATCGATCGATAACCTGATCCTCCGGATTCTGCTTCGAGAGATCTTCGAAGTATTGCGCGAGCTGGAACTCGTTCATTCCAGCGTTGCCGTTCCAGTGCAGATCGATCGCTTTCGTGCTGATCCGCTTCCAGCCTGGACGAGTGAAAGGATTGATAGGGAGATGTTGGATCCGCGCGCTTGAAATCATAGTTCGATTAACCCTTCGAGCTTCGACAACGCAGATTGCCACGCGAACCCGACAATGACCGCGTTCTTCGAAATCCTTCTCATAATTTTCTGGATCCGGATCTGATACTCCGCTGCTGTCTCGTCCTTTCCTCTGAGCGGAAGCGGATCGTTATCCGTGAGCAGCGTGAAGATCAGAGCGATCGCGATTGCGAATCCCACGAAAGCGATAGAGAGTCCAGAGAGATCGATCTGCTCTCCGGTGAGATCCAGCGCTTTATACAGAAATACTCCGAGCAGACAGAAGAAGAACTGTCGGATCTCGGTCTTCTGCTTTTCATACCACCGCGAGAGCTTCTTCATCTTCTATATTTCCGGTATTAAGTGCTGGAGGATCACCGTAACAAGCGTCAAGATTGTAGCGCCGGCCACTCCCCACAGGATCTTTTCGATCCTTTCTACTCGATGAGATAATCCGTTCGTTACGATTGTTTTTACTTCATGAATCGAGACCGCATTCGCTGCCAGACCGTAGTCTGGATGTTGTAACTGAAGATCGATATCTGCGAACTTCCTCTCGCAGTGCGCCAAGTACATATCGGACGGAACCTTCGCCATGTTCACCGCTCCTGCTGTTTGCCAAGGATTGTAGCGTCATATTCCCACGCGAACGAGTAATAGTCAAATCTGCTCGGAAGCTCCGCGAAGTGCTCTCGCGCAAGTTCGTTCGCTGATCTTTCCCACGGAACGATCTCATAATACCGATCAACCCGAAACAGAGGATCATCGAATACGTATGCAGACAGCGCCCACGCGATATTGACCGCTACAGAAGGCAGCACCACGGTTGCATAGTACACCATGTCGCCAAGCTCCATCTGCTGCAAATGATGTCCGTATTCGTGCGCTGAAAACCCACCGAAGATGACGCCGTTCAACTGGAACATCGGAATGCCATAATCCACGACCAGCGTACCGCCTACATACTCGATTGGAGCCGGGGAGATCGCTCCAGCGATTGATATAACGAGAATCAGAACGGTTGTAACCGCGTGTGTAATCATTACGTGAAGTCGTTCCCTGAGTTCGTGGTCGCGGTTCCTGCATCGGCGTAATTGGCTGTCGTGTATGCGGTAACGCGATTCCCGGTCACCGCGTTATTTGATCCCGACACTTGGATATTGAGCCCTGTCCCTGATCCTGAGTTGAGCATGTTTCCCGAGATGATATTGTCCGATCCTGTAACGTCGATTCCGTCAGCACAACCAACGATCCTGCACCCGTTCACCGTGGAGGTGGACGCGATCAGATCGATTCCGAGATCGCAATCGCGAATAACGCAGTTTGAAATTGCAGGATCGTCATTCTCCGCAGATATCCCGACCGATTTCGTTGTGGCCGTGAGATCAAACACCACGCATTCAGATATGGTGCTTTTATCGCCGAAATAAATACCGACCGCGCTTCCGGTAGTGATCGTTGCGTCGTTGATCGTGCAGCGAGATATAATGTTCTGATTCCCAAGCGCCAAGATTCCGTACCACGTGAACGCCGTGGTAATAGTGACCGAATCTATCTGCGTATCGGTCACCTGCACGTTGTCTCCTTCGACGAGAACTCCGGTGCTTGACGGATCAATTATTCTACAGAAACTGATCGCGCACGGAGCCTCGGTGTGAATACCGACTCCCGAAGGACTCGACACCAAGAGCCGGTTCACTTCGTTGCCCGATCCTCCGGTTAGATACACCATCGCCGATGTGCTGGAGTCCGATACGTAGCTCTGCAGGATCATAGCTTCGAGCGTTGCGTTAGAAACAGAATTGAATCTTACCGCGTACGTTCCTGTATAGCGAATAACCTGAGTGTTGTAACCCTGCCCGACAACCTTCACGTTAGACGCCATATCGATCAGCGCCTCGACATGAAACGATCCTTCGGTCAACCGCACTTCCCCACCGCCATACGCTCCCGACATGAACTGGATCGCTGCGTTGATTGTGTTTTGGTCATCGGATCCGGTGCAGCGGAAGTCCGCTTCTCCGATATGATACTTCGAAGCTACGGTTACGTGCGACCGATGCGTTCGAGGTTTCTTTCCGGATGCGGAGAAAGCGGAGATGTCGCGAGCGAACGAAGAGACGAATCCTTGCTTCACTTCCGCGATCGATATATTCGAGGTTCCGATTCCGGAAGGAGTCCGCGAGATCGTAATTCCGGTGACCACTGCTGTTACGTTCGTATACTCCGCTTCTCCCTGATCTCCGATATCGAAGCTCGCCCATCTTCCCGGCGAGATATAGAAGCGAGATCCATTCTGCGGAAAGGAGAAGATGTGCCGGCGCGTAAACGAATACTCTGCCCAATATTCCGACATAATATCGAGATGCGTCGGGTTCGCCGTGTCGTTCGCTTCTCGAACATCTCCAAGGATGAAGCGATTCCCGAACTCGATCCGCTTCTCTCCTCGCTGCGCGATATCTTCCGGAAGCGAGAAGAACTCGTTCCTATAACCGGAATCATCCGAATATACCGTGACAGGTCTTCCGACGATTCCTGCATCGATGATCGCGACCTCAGCTCCTGTTTCGTTCCTGAGGAGGATCCGCGCGAATCCAACTCGAGAGATAACATCCAGACCAGCGATCATTGTTCGTCCGCTCTCTTCGGTGAGCGCGGAGTTTCCATCCGCTCCAGTATCCGAGAGCTTGTGAAGAAGATCCGCATCCGTTACACCGATAAGCTTCTCTCCTCCGACAAGCTCCATCGCTGGACCGTTCGGTTGCCACGCTGGAGAATCCGCGAGGAGATCTCTCGATCCGGTATAGAATCCTGCTCCTCCAGATCCGAAGTATTGAATCTGTGGAGCAACGCCGACCAGCGTTCCGTGGATCCGATCGAACATATGGATCTCATTTCTCATGTCCGGAGCGAGATCTCCTGCTTTGAATTTGCTCCAGAGATCGCGGAACATAGCAACCTTGTCTTCCGTATCTCCGAGCTTCGCCCAATATTCCGGATACTCTTCCAGATCCGGAAAGTAATCATCGTCCGCAATCGCTACGTTGAGAATCAGCCCTTCCAGCGATTCCGTGAAATGATCCGTCGCGCTCGCTTGCCACAATACACGCTGCGCGACGACGAGGACTTCATTTCCTGCAGGGCGATATATCGTCCTTCCGTGCTTCGCGATCTTCACGCCGTGGCCGATGATCTTATTCCCGGATATCGGGTTGAGCGATACGCGGAGCTTATTCCGGATCATCGATTCTCCGGATTCATCCGAGAACGCATAAGTGGCTATCGGTTCTTCTCGATCCGAATCCAGATATCCGCGAGCAAGCAAGCACCCGGATTCATCGAATCCACCGTAATCGGAGACCAGCGCATCGAAGAGCGGTTTCAAGTTTTCCCAAACCGTAGTACCTTCCTCGACCGTTGGCCACGGATGCACGTAATCAGCCAAGGAAGCTCGGAATCCGAACTCGTCCCACGCGATCTCATCTCGCCAATCTGCGGAGACTGCTCCGGAGCTTGCTGCTCCGTTCAGCTGATATGATGATTCTCCGAACAGATCCAGCGCACGGTCACCCGGGATTAGTTGCGCACCGTCGAATTGCATTGTATCACCGTCAAGAACCTTCACCCTGACTTTTAACTGTTCGCTTGTTGATCCTGTAATGGTGTGCGATATCGTGTGCTTTACCCAACCCTCGCCGCCTGAAATTGATATTTCCCCAAGCGCCCCGTACTGGAACGCACCTCCTGCATATTCTTGCAACCGCATACCAGTCGCGTCAGATATTGCGCCAGCTGACTTCAGCCAGATTGAAAATGTGAACGTTTGTCCTACTGATAGTTTTTCCGTGCCTTGAAACGTTACATCTTGGATCAAGTACCCATCTGTACCTGTCGCGTTCACCGCTTCGCCGACATACGTGCCAAATAGAGAACCGGCAACGCGTGACAACGATGTCATACTGCTATTCTGCCACGCATCCGTAATCGTCGCATCCTCAAACGAATTGTTGGCAAGGTACTGTTTGATCGTAGGCCTTCCGAGTCGCGCGATCCGATGCAGGAGCGAGTTACTTTCGATCGTATCGGAGAGCTTGCAATCCTCGAAGTTCTGAGAACGCGTTATAGGTTTCTCTCCGAGATCCGCTGCGGTATCTTCTGCGGAAAGCGAGACGAAGGAGACGTTCTTCCGCGTCGAATCTCTCCGCAGACCTCCTCTCGTTACTCTTCCGATGAATACCGGATCGAACTCTCCGTCATACCACGATTCTAATTCCACGCGGAATCGCTTCCGGAGATATTGCTGATCCTCGTCTCCGTTGAAGGAATCCGTGGTCGGATCATATGTTCCGTATTGATCGTCGGAGAACTTCCCTCCGGTGTTGTTCAGCGTTGCGTTGAACTTATTCGCTCCATAGGATCCAGCGAGAAGCGTCCTGCAGGATCGAACGAGCGACATCTGTCGAGTATAGAAACGGGTTATATTAACGCGCGTCTTTCCGGTCGCGTGGCCATCGAAGGGGAAGAAGATCTCCTCCGCTGTTACATCCTTGAAATCGTTCTGTACATCCGCGTCGGTCGCTACGTAGTCAGGGAACATGCGAGCGAATGCAACGTCTATTTCGGCTGTTATGTTTCCGGTAGTGTTGGCAATGCGGAAAGCGAACCGATTGAACTCCGACGACTTGGAGTCAGGGACTTTCCCCCAATCTTCATCGTCCAAAGTTTTATCCATCCACAATTTGCAACCCGTTTGTCCTGCGCTTGGATCGAACGCAATAGTCATTGTTATCCATTGGTTCACGTTCCGGTATGACGCACCATCATCATATTGCGCGGAATACATCCAACTCGACGCGCCTCCGTCGTACCAAACCAATAGGAACTTATCGATTGCGTGGTAGTAATACACAAACCAATAATGGGTCGAATCGTTGTACCAACCGCAAAGGACGCGAGACGCGGTAACGTCATATGCAAACGTTGATCTGAATTTCATCTGGAACGTGAACGCGTCGGGCATCGCCATGAGATGACTCGTATACCCTCCGGTGAGCCTGTGCGATCCGGATCTCTTCGAGTAGCATTCTACGTCGTCGTAGTAACAGATCTCTCCCGGGTTCGCTGCATTGTCTCCGGTGCGGAGCATGAGTCCGAAGGTCTGCATATCATCGCGCATCGTGTGTTCAAAGGATAATTGAAACCATTTATCGAAACCGAGATCCGGAGCATACGAAGCCGCCGTGTAGTTTGAATCTCTGTTGGTCGCGGTTTCGTCTTTCTCTCGAACGCTCATATAGAATCCGACCTCCGGAGTGCTGAACCCACCGGACGAAGGAATATATAACCAGATAGAAAAGTATATCGTCTCGCTTGCAGCGTAATACGTATCGGCGGTTCCGTTCGTGAAGTAAAGATAATCCGTTCCGCTCGCGCTCTTCGTAATTCTCCACGATCGCTTTCCGGATCTTGCGACAACCGTGCTCGTCGCTTTCGCCATATCCGTTGATCCTGCAGAGCTGGAGTTCAATCTGGGCATTACGGTGGGATTCTCGCACGAACCTCTGCTCATCGCATTATGCGGATTCTCGGTGAAGGTGGAAAAGCGGTGTACGGATATGTCGTCGATGTAGTAGAACTCGGTCGCCGACGCAGCCGAGTTGATATATGTCTGTGCTCTGAATCCTGTCGCGTTGTCTGCTATTACTATACGCGCTGTGAGTTTTTCCCACGTATCATATGTGGTTGGCTCTGCCACGACATTTGTCCACGCTGCGTCCGCATAGTAGCCTATACGCAGCGCGCACTCACTGATCGTACTTGGTCCCCCGGTAGATGGTACATACATCCACACAATCGCCTCTACCGTTTCGCCCGGAAGGTAGCCGTGCATGTCCGTCGTGTCGTTTCCGTTATCATCCAAAAATACGTATCGGGTTGCAGCCCCATCTGTAACATGCTTGATAGAATATTCGCCGCTGTGCGAGACGGTCGAATCTCGCGCCGCGCTTGTGCCATCATAGCTTCCTATCTCACCGCGCGCCCCCGGCAAATCGGTTGACTCACAATCACCACGGTCGATGAAGTTCCGCGTGTCGCGTGATACATCCGGATATACCTTTCCGCGCGGATCGATATACAAGCGCTCGTCTCTCGCGGATCCTGCTCCGGTCTGCAGATTCAATCGAGCGTCTTCGAGTAATGCGGTTATTGCCACGGTTAGTATCCTCTTTGCATCTCGGTTATGGTTCCAGCGACCGCGCCTTGTAGCTCCTGCTGCGCGACGACGGATCCTCCGATATATACGTTTGCTGTCGCGCGGTTCCCACCTCCGGTGCTGTTCGCGCTTGCTGGAAAGTTCTCTCTCCGGATCCGGTCATGATCCGCTTGCGGAAAGTTGAACATCCCTCCGCTTGGAGCGCTCGCGGATCCGGGTTCCGTTGCGTAGATCTTCGCGATCGCTCCTGCTGCTCCGAGTCCGATCAATCCAGCGACGATCGGGCCACCGACCGCGCCGTAGTCTTTGACTGCTTTTATCATGGCAACGATCGCGTTTATCACGACCTCCGCTGCTGCGAACTCTTTCGCTGCGAGGAATTGCTTTCCTTGCGCTGCTGCCATCGCTTCGAAAGCTCCAGCCCATGATCCGAGCGCGCTCGTCGCTGCGCTTGTAATTGATTCCGCGACCTTCTGCGTCTCGGAAGGAATCGAGCGCAACCATTCGACCAGCCCTTGGAAAAGCTCGTCCGTGCTGTCTGCAACATCGTCGATCGTTTCTCCTGCGCTCAAAGCGGCGCCACTCCACTCCTCGAATGCTGCTCTTCCTTCTTCAAGGATCTTGTTGATCTTCTCAGCACCCTTCGCGAACGGTCCTTCAAATTGAGCAGCGACTTTTTTAACCGCGTCTGACCAGTTCGTCATCTGCTGCGATATCATGGTCCTCGCTTCAAGTCCTGCGCTCTCGAAAGTTTCCGAAAGCAGCGCTGCGAACTCTCTCGCGTCATCTTCTGCGTTCCCTGCCATATCGAAGAGATCGATCCTTCCTATGCGGAGGTTTTCGTTTCCGGTAATCAATCGAAGGAGCGAAGCGATCCAGCGCGGTCCGGTCAATATCGCGTTTACAATACCATTGACCAGATACTTTCCTGCATTATCTCCGAACGCTTCCCACCCGTTCTCCGCGACTTTCAGTACGGTCTTGAAGAGGAACGGAATAGTCGAGATCCCCAAGCGGAGCGCGTCTGACGCATACTGCCCGAAGATCTTCATAATATTAATCATTGTCTGTCCGGTGAAAGCTTGTCTGATAATCGCAAGACCTGTCGAGATTGCTGTGTCGATGATATCCGGAAGTCGCGTGAAGATCGCAAAGATCGTCGCTTGATTCTGCTCGGCCCACGAAGTTACGTTCTTTGCTACATCCTGCAACCAAGTAATGATATTCGCGAGCCCTTGTTTGATCGCAGGAAGGAAAGCGCTCATCGCTCCTCCGCGAATCTGATCGATCACATCCTTCGCGGTCGAGAGTAGGCCGGGAAGAGTTTCCGACTGGACTTTTATCAATCCAGCGAGCTTTCCTTCTCCGGTGGTCAATGTAGTGAGCGCATCGTTTACTTGCCCGAATTGGATCTTCCCTGCGGAGATCATCTTGAACAGCTCTTCTTTCGTTACTCCGAGATTCGTCTGCAGGACATCGAGGATAGGAACTCCTGCTTCCATGAATCGGTTAAGCTCTTCGAGAGATGCGCGACCTTTGACTTGGAGCTTTCCATAAGCGTCTACAAGTCGGTCCATGATCTCCGGTTGCCCCATCGCTGCGTTTCCGAGCGATTCGAGCACGGCGGTTACCTGAGATACGTCTGTTCCGGTATTGATTAGAAGCTTCGTCGCGTTCGCGAGTTGCTCCATCTGGAAGGGTGTCGACGCTGCGAATTGCTGGATCTCGCCCATGAGATCCTTCGCTGCTGCTCCATCGCGGAGAAGCACGGAGAAAGCAGCGTTCAGCGAATCGAGCGATCCTGCATATTTCAGCCCTGCCTTCGCTTGATCGATCGTTACTTTCTTTAGTCCGAGCGCTGCTGCTGTTGCGAGCGCGAGCTTCGAAATATACTTTGTGAGGTTTTGATTCGCGCCTTTCGTTTGCGCGAGGACTTCAACTTCTACTCGATCAGCCATTGTGGTCGACTCCTCTTATCACCGAATCTATAGCAGCGATCCGATCTACAAGGAAGTCAGGATTCTCGCCCCAAGGACCGTAGGGAAGACCGAATCTTCTCCAGCGCCAATATAACCAGAAATCCGGAGCGGTCTTTCGACGAAGCTCCGGAATCTCTCGCAGATAGAAAAGTCTGTCTTCTTCGTCCATACCGGGGATGTCCGGGCCGATGATCTCCGGAAGATCTTCCTCCTCCGGAGTCGGTTCGAAATCGGTCCAATCTTTCCGGATCCATCTCCCGGACTTCGGATCGCGCCACCCGTCGATTTCGAGGAGGGCGGCGCGCCTTAGTTTTTTAAGACTTCCTCTTCTTCGTTCGCTCTGCGGATGATCTCGTTCGATAGCTCATTGAACCACTGATTGACGAGAGGATGTCTGATCGCGGAGAACTGCTGCTGCGTGGTAATCTCCTTTCCTTCGAAGGTGAGATTCTTCACGCGGACGAGCGCTCTCCGGACAAGCTCATCTTTGTTGATAACGATCTGGACTTCCTCTTTCTCCATTCCTGCGACCGCTTGCTGCTTCGTCGCTTTGTTCATCTCTGCAGGAGTTAGATACGTACATTCGAACGTAACCGGATCCTCTTCCTTGTCATTGTCGCCCGATTTCGGAATGAACTCATAGAACTCTATCGATTTTAGATCCATCTCTTAGCACCTCCGCGCCTTTATAAATGTTTATACTTCCGTCCAAGAAAGAGCGTCCGCAGCGACGATGCTATAGGAAACGGAAACCTTTCCTTTCACATCTGAATCCACCGAGAACGATTCTATGATTCCGGATCCGCTCCAGTAATCAGATCCGCGATCCGTCGCGAATCGAACCTCGACAGCGGTGATCGTTCCGTCCTCGAATTGATCGAGGAGCGCGGCTTGATTCGCATCGCTGCGATCGAGCGTTCCGTTCGCGCTTCCGTTCCAATCTCGGATAGTCGGAACGCGCTTCACGTTGTCGTCGCCGAATCCGGTGATCTCTTCATGCCCGATGCTACCACCTAAGCTCCATCCGCTTATCAGCGTGAGCAGCGATCCTCCAGCGTAAAACCCACCAGCTTTTCCAACTGTTGCAGCCATTTTTGGCCCTCCTGTTTCTATGGCGACGCGTGATTATATTCGTACGTCGCTTGATACTGATCGAGAAAAAAACCCATGTTCTCCGAAGATCCGATATCTATTGTACCCGAGATCTGAACAATGTCGAGCACCAATCCTTGAAGCGTAGAATTTGTATCGAGAGTTGTCTCGATTGCTTTCCGCACTGCATCGACATCCGCGCGCTTATCGGATCCGAACTCCGACATGACCTGTCCGTGGATCCGGATATCGAATACTGCTTCCATATCATCCGCTGTCGGATGCGGAAAGTAAGCTCGCGCGTTATACGGTTTCTGTGCATTGACGAAGAGGAGCGGAAGATCCTCCAGATTCGATCCAGCTCGCGCCCAGGTTTCCTCGTCCTGCGTTACTTTTCCGACTCCGGTAATTCCAGAGAGAGCAGCGAGGATCGCGTCAATAACATCTTTCTGTTTCGAGTCTGCCATATTAGCTCCTGTGGTATGAAGCGACCATCTCTTTCGAGATCGCTTTCTTCACCGCGTCGAGTTTCTTATCTCGCGAGCTGCGGAGGAAGGATCTCTCCGGAATATTGTTCGGAGGATATCCATACTCGTGCGCTCCTGCATAAATTACGTTCGTTCCAACGAAGAGACGGATCTGCGCGGATACGGTGCGCACCGTTGCATGGACGGAGTTCTTCAAGCGACCGGATTGCGGTTGCAGCGTGGAATCCTTCTCGGATCTGGATCCTCGATCCATCTTCGGTCCAGAAAGATGATTCTGTATAACTTCGGCGACGACGATCTCTCCACCTTTTCGGAGCGCTTTCTCGACATCTCCATCGATTCCGCTCTTCCAGCGACGAACCTTTGCTTCATATTGCGGATGTGTATACGTCAAGTTGTCGCCCCTCCGGTCAATCCTCTCCGCTTGTAGCGCTCAAGAACTGCCATCGCTTGAGTCGATAGATCGAAGAAGGTTCCGCGAGCGGTGAGCAGCACGGAGTTAGGGTCCTCGAAATCTTCGTTCACCGCTTCTCGATTGACCGATCGCTTTCCTTCATCGTTATGAAACCAGCGCGTCCAATATCTCTTGAGTTCATCATAGAACGCGCGGAGGATATCTTTCGGCATATCCGCGAGCGACCATCCTGCGTTGAATACAACCTTTATTGATTTCAGAACGCCATCCGGAAAACCTCCGGAAAGCTCGATCCATCCTGCATCCTTCGAATAGGCGTAATCTGCGGAATCGATATCGTCTCCGGAATCGAAATCTCTTCCGGTATCTACGTTCAGCGTGGTGATCGAATTGATCGGATAATTGTGCAGGAGCAGGAGATCTCCTCCTCCGTTCGGTCCATCGTAATAATCCGTTCGATCGCGAGCGACGAGATCTCTCCGCGTATACTTGTTGAATTCATGCGAGAGTCCGTCGATCAAGATCTCCAGAACCGTATCGTAGGTCGTATCATCCGCAGCAATCCGGAGATACGGTTTCGCGGTCGCGAGATCCGTCAACGCGTTCGTTGTATCGAGTGCCATATCTTCACCCCTTTACGTAAACGATCCGACCGCTCTCCGAAGTGTTGTAGTTACAATCCGCGCATAAGCCGGGGTACTCTCCGGATCCGTGGAGCGCTTTCAATTTCAATCTGTCTGGATTCATCATAACGGAGAAAACCGTGTCAGTCAAAATGTCTCCGAACTTGACGGATCCTTCGAAATCGTGAGCGCATAGAATGACGGATCCATCGGGCCAGATATTGAGCTTTTCCAGATAATCGCAGGGGATCCGCTCCGCGCTTCGATACTTCTCCGCTCCTTCGATTCCGCGGTGCCCCTGATTCTCGGTCTTATAAGAAACGCGCACTCGCCCGGGAAAGTCGCCCCATAGCTCGCGAACGCGATCCTCGAAGCTCTCGGTGTACGTATCGCCCCAAGCGAGCGCGTGGATCTCCGCGTTGCCAACCTTCGCTTTGATATCCGGATAGAAGCTCCGGATCCGATCGCGCGTCTCCTCGAACGGTAGTCCGGTCGTATGTTCGTACGATTCTTTATCGTATCCGTTGAAGGAGATTATCAGCTCCGGAATACGCGGAACATAATCCATCGCGGCCGCGTTCGTCGTTACGATAACTGGTTTATATTGCTGCGCTTCCACCAGCGCCCACAGCTCCTTTCGGTGCGGATGCACGTACATATCTCCGGTGTTGTTCAAGAGGATCCTTCCAACTCGAGGCTCCAACATGAGCTTCGACCAGATCTGGATAAAATCCGCGACCGCCATATCTTCGCCCTTGCATGTCCAGACAGGACAGGTTTTGCACCTCGCGTTGCAATTCGTCGTAACCGAAATCTTTACGTCCATAGTTTCTCCTTCCAAGGAAGCGCAAGCTTCCGCGCGTATAGATAGAGATCCAGATCTTCCGGATTCTCTTCATAGAGCTTTGTTCGCATATCGAGATCAAGCTCGAACGTTTTCTTTATAACCAGATTATCGAATCGATCGTGCGCGCCGGCAACTCGCTCACGTTTGAACTTCTCCGGAACTCCGAGATATCGAAAGAGATACGGAAGATCCAGATCCAGCGATTCCGTAGTGCCAACCAACCAGCACGCGGAAAGCATCTCTTTGAGTTCTTTCAATCCTCCGGAGAGGATGAACATCTGAGCGCACCAAGCGACCATTCGGTTCCTTCGAGCGCCTACTCGATCGATGGAATCAATCCCTCCGCGATCATACCACTCCTCAAAGGAGATCTCCTGCTTCCTCCGCGATAGATCGTGGTGGTAGATCGAGACCAACCAATCCGCAGGGTCGCGCAGGATCGTCATATTCCGGAACTCCGGATGGAAGCGCAGAGCGTGACCAGAGCGGAAGCGTAGTTTTCCGATCGATGAGAGCGCAGGAAGATCCAGATCCAGATATCCGGAGAGGTGCTTCGAGAGATGAGCGCAGATCGTGGATCCACCTGTTTTGATGAGATGCAGGAAGGAGATCGGCTTCATTTCCAATCCGCGAGCAGATTCGAGAATCCGACCTCGAAGCGGATCTCATGAGCGAGCGGAAAGGATCCTCGAAAGACAGCTCCGGTCGTAGGATCGAATATCCATCCGTAGAGCTCAACCACAGCATGATGTTCTTCGAAATCTCGCAGATCTATGAGAAGGAGCTGTGCTGCGCGAACATGAGCATCGTTGAGCATAGATACCAACAGAGCGCTCATATCCGCACAGTCGCCTCCGTCGAGCAGCGTTTCTGTCGGATTCTTTATTCGATCCGGAGAAGCTACATATTCAACGTTTGCGTGGATCCATACCGTGATCCGCTCCGCTTCCGCTCTCTGCTCTGCAGGGGTATCCGATCGAACAGCGACGATCGAGAGGACGAGAAGCAGCGTCACGAAGAAAGCAACTCGAAGACGCCACAATCCTTCATTTCTGTTTTGCTTCATATTCTGCGAACCTCCGCTTCACGATCTGGAGAAAGTTCTCCGCGCTGATTTCCCACGTGATCTCTCTCCGGATCCGCTCCGCTGCGCGCTTTCCTCTCTCGATCGCTTCATCGTAGTGATAATAGATCTGTTCCATCTTTCGCACAATCGAATAGACATCCGGATCCGCTGCGTAGGATTCGAACGCTTTGATCTTCGATCCATCGAGCATAACGCGCGCGCTCGCGACTTTCGTAAAACCGAACTTGATCGGATACGCTTCTTTGATCGAGCAGAAATCGTTCGGTCCAGACCACGGCGTATAGATACAAGGAAGTCCGGTCGCCATCGCTTCGGCGAGCGTCAATCCGAATCCTTCGCCCATCGTAGGAAAGAGGAAAGCGTGAGATCCGTGATATTGCTCGATCAATCCTCCAGCTCCTTCGAAGGGGATCTTCCGCGTATCGATGAAGACGTTTCCTTGCTTGAAGATCCGCTCTCTCGGCATCTTCTCTTTGATCGGTTCTCCGTGATCGTAACCGACGATATGCTCTTGATCCTCCGATACCTGTGTCGTTTTCATATAGAGCAGAATATCGTTCGCAAGCTCCGGGTGGCGATTATTGAAAGCAGTCCACGCAGCGATCGCGTAATGATATCCCTTGCGCGGATTCGAAGCTCCGCACCAGTAGAAGATGAACCGACCGATCTTCGGTTTCGTCCGCTCCTTGTAGGTGAACTTGTCGACCTCGACTCCTTCATTGCATACATCGATCGGAATATCTTTCACGTATCCGGAGAAGAGGTGCTTGTTATGAGTGCACGGAACGACGAGGGTTTCTGCATACTGGAGCGGTTCCAACCATCGCGGAGGAAGCTCGGCCATTTCATACATCGTATATAGGACGTTGAATCTTTCGTAATCGGGAACGTATACGTCAGGCGTTACGATATGGACAGAGATCGGAGCGGATCCATCTTCGACGATCTCAACATCCGGCCTTCGCTCCAGCGCTGCGCGGAGCATCTTTGCGTGGGTTGAATATCCGAGCGCGTTTCCGATCGAATCATACGATCGCGCCCA